GAAAGTGACTGCCAAGCAAGATCAAGTCGTACAAACATCAGACGGAAGACCAATCACCGTGCCACGAACATTATTCGACAACGAAGGCGGCAGAACTGAGATCAGGATCACAAAAGGAGGCGGCGATGCCGCCCTGCAGCAAAGGTTCAAAAGCCTGGCCGATGGCTCAAAGGGTGGCGCAGGTCCGGATTTCCGCAACCAGTATTCTGTTAGAGATTGTATGGCATGTAATGGTACTGGAATATCGAGAGTGGACAAATCCAAGTCGTGCCCGAAATGTGGTGGAGACGGGTTCTTTAAGGGCTAGTGTTGGCTGTTCACATTATATGGCCTGAGCCTCGGGTTACTAGGATTATACGCCCTGATATCACTCCACCCTTGATCTGGATATCCAAGTTTATCCGTGGCTGGTTGATTACTATATGCATTGAAATATTTTCTGTGGCGTGGTTTCAACGGCGTATCTTGTACACCACTCCTACGAGGCTGAGAAGGAGACCCAGCTTTCGGTCTTACTGGCTCGCCTTCTAACTCTGGAGTATTCGGATCTTGGCCCTTCTTCAGCTGTGTCCTGAAGAAGTCTTCCAATTTATTTTGATATAGCGATTGCAGTTTCATGGATGTCTCAATCTAACAATGATCAAGAATCCCTTGTCGTTTGTGCTTATATCTATAAAGGAAACAGTGAGACCAGATTTGTTTATGCCCGTGTCTAAAGCATCTAATAATTCCGTAGAACTGGTAGCATCATCGGAAACATCTGCAGCGCTACCATTCGCAGGCCGCATATCGATTACCAATGTATTATTATCCCCAAGTCCATAACCGTTGGAGAAAACCGGCTCCCACTCAGATATACCACCTATATCCAATCGTTCAAGAAGGCATCTAGTATTGTCTGAGATTAGGGCAATAGAAGATTCGTCGATGACCATCAGTTTTCGTTAGATTCCATATAAGCGCCACCCTTCCCGCCTCTTTCTCCTTCTGGAGCTGGACCACCGCCAGTGAATGGTTTCGAGGGTTTTGGGGTTCTATTGTCTGCGTTGCTTGTCAAATCAACAATTTCTTTCATATTGGGATTCCATCCGGCATCCCTTTCTGATAGCTTGCTGGAAGATAGCTCGTCCTGCATGTCATCAAGGTATTTAATGGCTTGTTCTCTTTCTGGAGTTGGCACCGCTCGAGCGCTCATTTCTTTCTCAAACGATAACTTGAAGGTTGGATTATCAATGTATTTATGGCTATGGACCGCAAAGAAGGCTGAAGTGATAGAGTCGGCAAAAGGAGACCCTGCCACCTTTAACGCGAAGGCATCGTCTATACCTTCCCACCGGAACTGCGATGTGTGAGAGGTCTCATTGTTGATAGGTAATCCCAGTTTGGCATCTTGCTTCAACATTGAAGAAACTGCCTCTAGGAGAGCTTTTTCGTTTCTGTCTAGTGCCATATCCAGCGAACCTCCATCATTTTTATCTACATTTACATTTGCTTAGGATCTACAATTGCTAAAACAATTTGACATTGTCAAAATTTTGTCGGTAAAGAACATAAGATTTGTGTCTGGTCCTCCCGGGAAACGGGCAGCACCACAGGGATATTGGTCTGTTGTTGGCTTTATCGGATCCGACATACTTATTGCGAAGGACGAAACAATCGTCAGAGCACCATTGTCAGCGGTATCTAAAGTTGCCGCATTCGACAAGAACGTAACCGAATTAAAACGGATTAAGGAGGCTTTTCATGGCCGACAGCAAGGCACACAAGATACCCAAGGACGCTGACGATGCCCTTAAAATCATCAAAACCAAGTATGGTGACGGTTCGATCTTATGCGGCGACATGGTTGTCAAGAATATCGATTCGATATCTACTGGTTCTTTGGCGTTAGATATTGCCATAGGTATTGGTGGTTTCCCGCGAGGGCGCTTGTGCGAGATTTTTGGCGCAGAAGGATGTGGCAAAACAACCATCACTCTCGAAGCTATCGCCCAAGCTCAGCAGGCAGGTGGGAAAGCGGCATTTATTGATGTGGAGCACGCACTAGATTTTCAATATGCGCAGAAATTAGGTGTTGATGTACAGTCTCTTATGATATCGCAACCAGATTCTGCTGAAGAAGCATTAAATATTATGGAGATTTTGTGCCAATCACGATCAGTAGACATTGTGGTTTTAGATTCCGTTGCGGCATTGGTGCCACAAGCCGAATTAGATGGCGAGATGGGTGACCACCATATGGGGCTCCAGCCCAAGTTGATGTCTCAAGCACTCAGGAAGATCAAAGGAGTTGTTAATACTAGCAAGACTTGTGCGCTTTTTATCAACCAATTAAGGCAGAAAATGGGCATCTCTTTCGGTAGCCCAGATGTCACACCAGGCGGCAAGGCACTGAAGTACTATGCGACTGTAAGAGTCGATATGAGAAGAATTGGAGCAGTAAAGGATGGCTCAAATGAAGATCCTACAGGACATAAAGTGAGAGCCAAGGTTATTAAGAATAAGGTTGCGCCACCATTTAGGATTGCGGAATTCGAAATCACATATGATGGTAGAGGAGTCAATAAGGAGAAGGAGATTCTTGACATCGGCGCGAAATGCGGAGTTCTTGACAAATCTGGATCATGGTATAGTTATGGCGAAAATAAATTAGGTAACGGGATGGTCGCCTGCGGCGAATTTTTGCAGGAGAATCCCGGCCTAATGGCCGAGATCAAACACAAGATCCTAGATTTAAAACTTCCGCACAGGAGGGAACAAGATGAGCACACCGAGGTGGCAGGTTGATGACTTAGTCTATTTAGAAGCATCAGCTCGAATTGGTTTTCTTGAATCTTATAAAGTATCTAATGTAGTAAGCAATAGAGGCAGGTGGATCTACACGATAAACATAGAACAGAAGCCTCCAGCAGAAACAACGGTAATGGATTTTAATGATCTCAAGAATACAAGAATGCTGTGGTTTGGTGAAAATGAACTTATCAGCTTCGAGGATGCACTGTATCTTGTGAAGCATTCGCTAGAACTTAAATTGAATAAAGTCAATGCTCTTATCAACAAATATTTCCCGTCCGGTACAGGAACCGAGGGATGATCTGGAATCTGGGTCTAAAGATAGGCCATTTGGACCCAGTGAAGAAAAAACTATAGTTTCTCTGGCATTTTGTGCACCAGAATTCTTCGGTTCCGTAGGCCAGCATCTAGATCCACAATATTTCCATGTCCCAGAGGCCCAGTTCGTTTTTGCGCTGATAAGCAATTTATTCCAAAAGCATGAAGTAGTCCCTACGCGTGATGCGATAAGGGATGCTGCCATGAAATTGCTGACGGTCGATGACGATTACGAATCAATATTAGAAATAATTGATTATGAACCGGACCCACGGGAAATACCAATAGCCAAAGAGTCGCTGCTCGATTGGGCTAGAAGCAAGGCGTTCGGGCTGATATATAGCGAAGATGCCTTAGATGCTTATGAGCGCGGTGAATATGATGCGCTAACGGAGATCGTAGAAAATGCTAGACGTATAGTAGACATTTCTGATGCTGGAGTCGATTTCTTCAAGACTTATCAAGATGCGTTTGAGCCAACAACAGAAGTGAAGCTGACCACTGGCTTCAAAGACTTAGACCGCCATATCAACGAAGGTGGCCCCACACGAGGCGAATGCTTTGTCTGGATGGCACCGACTGGGGTCGGCAAATCATTAGTATTGGTCAACTCTGGTGTCATGTCATTTAGAGCCAATCTTAAGGTTTTGCACGTTACTCTAGAATTGTCTGCATTCAAAACCAAACAACGATACATCGGCGCTTTTACTAAAACTCCACTCAAACAAATTCGTGATAAGCAAGATAGGATTGTGCATCTAATAGACAAAGAAGCCGCTACATCCTCTGGCGGTCTTATCATATACGAATTTCCACCAGACGAAATTAGTGTAGACACATTATACCAAGTTGTCAAATGGCTGCGTAGAACGAAATCGTGGATCCCAGACGTACTTATTGTAGATTATCTAGAATTAATGATGTCTCGCCGATCACATTTCAATAAAGAGGATTACACACAACAGAAGAAAGTTTCAACTGAATTGCGAGGCTTGGCGAAGAATGAAAACGTCTTGTTGTTTACTGCCACACAAACCAATCGTGAGCTTAGCAACAAAAAGGGCCAGGGTGATCAGGGTGGCGGCGTGATTGACGTCAACCGTGTTGCTGAATCATATGGCAAAATGATGCCAAGCGATTACGTGGTAAGCCTAAATCAATCGCCAGACGAGTACAAAAACGGTCGTTTGAGATTCTACATTGCCAAGAATAGAAATGGCCCGAAATTCAAAACAATAAGTGCAAAAGTGAATTACGAAACGATGGTGATCCGCGTAGATCAGCACATGCTTTTAGGATAAGACAATGCCGACATATCATTACGCCTGTTCTGCAGGGTGTACATTAGACGATGTAAGAAAATCGTCAGGTACCTTCACGTTTGAAGGCACAATTATAGCCGTAAAAAGCGGCACGCTAATATGGGAAGTCCAGCACGGAATGTCTGAAGAACCATCAATAAAATGTCCATTGTGCGGCAAAAAAGCCAGCAGAACGATGGAAGGGATTGGTGCTCCTGAGTGGTTTATTAGAGGCAATTGTTATCTGGATAAAGCTGGGTGCAAAAGGGAAATGGATCTCTACAAATTAAACAAAGGCGACGATCCATACGCTGGTATGAGACAACCAGGAGAAGTTGACCACATAAAAGACAAACTAAGACGTGGCGACAAACCAAAGCCCAAGTATTTCACGTAGTGATGCAACTTCTGACGGCCTTTAGTGATTCGTATCCGCCGAAACCTCTTATCACCGCGATATATGACGAAAAATTAGAGGTCATCCCTCTCTATATTAAAGGAACTAGCAAATCCTTATTCGATGTCCAAAAGGACATAAAGGATCTCACGAATAAAATTGAGTTGTGTAAAGAACCAGTATTACTGAACGACGCTAAATCACATATCCACGCATTCGGGTTAGAATCATCACGTCTTTATCAATCATCGTATAACATCCCCACAAACCGCAAACTAGCTGTTTATAAGAAACTGTTCGAGACGATATTGCCATTCGATAGCGACCACAACGAATGGCGTCGAGTATTGAGCAATAGCAGCATGGCTTACCTCACAATGGAATCTAGACCTATATTTTTAGATGAAGTAAGAATATATCCACACTACTACCTAGACACATTTTCAGGCAGATCGCGGTGTTGTAATTACAACATCCAAGGTGCATCGACCGATACACCGATTAGAACCGCCGACCCAGACGATATATTCATTTGTTGCGACTGGATATCAGCAGACATCCGAGCTGCCTCATCTATATCTGGAGACAAAGAATTAGCAGACACCTATACCAAGTCCGACCCATATACCGCCCTGGCGGAAATGCTAGAAATGCCAAGAGAGGAGTGTAAGCTGGCATTTTTCGGCATCATTTATTCGTTAGATGTAGATTCACCAATACTAGAACTTTTCCCGGTTTTTAGACAATGGATAAAAGACCGGCTCGCAGAATTAAACGAGAACGGATATTTGTGTACTCCGTTAGGTCGTAAATTTAAATTGGGTAAGAGAAACGAGAAAAGCGTATTTAATGCTGTGCTACAAGGGACAGTGGCACACGCAATGCAATCGAGCTTGGCACAAATGAATGACAGACTAAGTGACTTTCTGGTAGCTGAGACTCACGATTCGATAATCTTTGCAGCCAAGAGGCCACTAGTACCTCATGTGATAAAAGAGGCTGTTGGTATTATGTTGAACCCATTGAAAAGCCTACCATCATTTCCACTTCGTGTGTATTTAGGAAAGAAATGGAAACAATGGAAGCTATATAAAGAGTACAGATGAGCGACTGGTTTGAACAAAATATACCCGAAGACGTTGCGAAACGCATCATTAGGTTGAAAATTAGCATTGGCGACGGTAAATTTATTCAGAGGGATTTCAGGCCCGATCTCAGCATTGATTATGAAACTTTAGAACAGGATTTGGAAACCATACCCCAGTCATTTGCGTATTGGGCGATGGTATATAGCGAAGCAAAAGCGGAAGTCGCCAAATTAGAAAGAATTGCAAAAAGACGAAGGGCAATTATCACCGACATGATACTGAAAGAGGCCAAAGAAAATGAGATGCCCCGGATAGCAGAAAAGGTATTTAGAGATTTAATAGAAAAAGATTCAAAATTGCTAGAGATAGAAGGAAAAATCATACTAGCAAATAGGACAATGGGCAAATTGTGGAATATAGTTGAGGCGATGCGGATCAAAGCAGAAGCATTAAGGTCCCTAGCTGGATTCAAAAGGCAAGAGCAACGTAACCCTTAGGAGAATTGTCATGGACAAAAAAGAAAAAGAAGCATTGTTGGCCAAGGTAAGAGGCAAGTTGAAGCAGGGGAAGGGGTCAAGGCGCGATCCAAACATGTTTCGCACCATCAATGTCAAACCAGGAGAATCGGCTAAATATCGATTCGTAATTCTTCCTGGGCTGGTCGAAGGAGACAAATGCGCCGAGGGGGTAGCCTCAAAGGGCATGGACGATATGTTTTGCATTTCTGGTGGTCAACACTGGATTAATGGCAGGCCACATGAGTGTCCAAGGTTGTTTGACGGCGATAATTGCCCGTGGTGCGATTTCGGGTTCAATTTGCTGAATGAATGTGATGATGAAGAGGAACGCCGCAAGATCGCACGCAACTATCTTCCGAGATCCATTTTTGTTGTAAACGCATATTTCCCGGCGTTCTCGACAAACCCACCAGAGCTTCAGGATAAGGTACTCTATTATCTGATGCCTAAGACAGTCTACGACAAGATGGAAGATTGTTTGATGCGTGAGGATGCTGGCGACGATCCTGAAAACGACCCGAAGCCTTACGGGATGTTCTATGACCCTGAGGATTGCTTGGTCTTCCAGCTTGAAGTCACCCACAAGGGCGGTTTCAACAATTACGAGAAGTCCAAGTTCCTCCTCAAGAGACAAAGTATCGGCGAAACCAGCGATCAAATTCAAGCTATTCTAGATCAGCGGCATGATCTGTGGGCCAAATTCAATAACCGCGATCCAGAAGCGCTGGAACAACTGCTCGAAAAACTGTACTCTGGCGGTGGTGCGCCTAGAGAAGCAGAAAAGAAGGAGTCCAAACCTTCTGACGATGGAGACGAAGTTCTTGCGTCTAGCAAGAAACAAAAGCCGGTACAAAAAGAAAGCGCCAAGGAAGAGGATGAAGAAGCCCTACCTAGCTCCAAGAAATCAGTTGCTAAGAAAAAGCCAGCTGCCGAGGAGAAGGAAGGGTCGGATATCATGGAAGACGTTGATGACGAAGAGCTGAAAGGGCTGCTCGACGAAATCGATGCGTAACATTTGGGCGGGGGCGGAGGGGACTCCGCCCCCGTTTGTATATGAAGAAATATCATCATATGTTAGTCGATGGCAAGAATGCGGTATATCGTGCCATTTTCGCAGGTTATTATGACAAGTCTTTTAAGAGAACAGGCTACGATTACTTTGTGATTCTGTTGC